GCGCCGGTTCTAGTTGGAAGGCACAAAGATACCGCGACGACGCGCCGGCACAAACACTTCGGGCGAAGGCCGGGCGCGAAACGGCAAATTAGATCGTGTACTCATAAATTCGGCTCAATGTCCGCTCGCCACGAAAGCGACCGAGATGGTGCGTCGCCGCGAAATGTTGCGAAGGGCCAGAACCGGACCAAGAAGCGCTACGAGAACTTGCCCCATGCGCGCTCGGTGGCCCACCAAATAAACTTACTTCCGCTGACGATGACGACGCCCAACGCAATCCACTCGTAAATGCTCGACGACAGGAAGCCAAGGGTGAGCACCGGCAGAATCATCGCCAGATAATAAGGCCCGGTGTAGTGGCAATGCGTGCGCCCGCAACGCCTGCCATTGAGAATGCATGCCGTGCCCATCCAAAGCAAAGCCACGCTCCAGATGACGATACGAGCCGGATCGGAACAAAAAATCCAACAGGCAACGCCGCGTGTGGAATCCACCATGCCAGTAAGTTGCTCAACGTGCTTGCCAACCAATCGTGGGACGCGTCGGCGATGCTCATGTGGCGCAACAGCTAGTGGCTTTTTCGGCTTGCATCGGAGGACAGCGTACTGAGCCGTAAGAACAGAACACGCAGCAATCGCCCGGCTTCGGCCGCAGCATGGTGCCGCAGCCGCTGCACTTGTAAAAGAACTGGCAAGCGTCAGTCGGCATCGTTTCCGATTTCGCGGTGCCGCACTTCGGACAGGTGATGACGGACTCAAGGATCACGATGCTTAGCTTTTCGGTGCGGAGGGATAGCCTGCATTGGTCGTCGCGTCGGTAAGGCTTTTAACATCGGCTCTGCCGTCCTCATAGGCGACAGTCGCGGTTTTGTCCTTAAACGATACGGTTGCTCTGGCGACACCCGGGACCGCCTCCAAACTCTTTTTGACAATGAACGGGCAGTCCGCGCAGAACATATTTTGTACGGCAAGGGTGATCGTCCTTTCGGCGGCGACTGCCGATGACGACGCCAGCATCCCGAATCCAAAGACGATAAGGGCGAGCCGAGCCATGAAGCGTTCCCCCATTCATGAGTTGAGAAGAATCGGCGAAAGGAAGTCGAAGCCGAGCGCAGTGAGCACAAGCACCGTCGCCACGACAAGCGCAGCTTTGATAAGCCGGTTCGGCAACGGACGTGCGCAGGTTTCACCTTCAGCACACGCACCTTTCGCGTTTCGGTACGTGAGCCAATACCCGGCGCCGACAAAGCCGAGCGTCGTCACTATGAAACAAGGCTGATAGGGCGCAAACCGCGTGAGGTTGCCAATCCATGCCCCGCTTACGCCAAGCCCAAAGAGTATCAGCGGGACGATGCAGCAGGACGACGCGGCCAGCGCGCCGAGAAGCGCGCCCGCCGCTATTAGCCTTTGTCCGTTGATTGCCATGGCCGTAAGATGCATCCTGTAGCGACTACAGGATCAAGCGGAATCTCATGCGCACGATCACAGCTTCGCGAGCGGAAGCGTTCCCGATTGGCGAGCTTGCAAAGCGCAGCGGTGTCAAGATCGAAACCATCCGCTACTACGAGCGGGCCAAGATGCTGGTCCCGCCGGCGGATCGCGACGCGTTACGACAAACTCGCGGCCAACTACTGGCCTTTATTCAGCTCGCATCAATAAGACTGTGGCTTCGCGTTGATCTTGCCACTCTGCTCGGCCTGGATAGCGTCGTCATGATACCAAGCACTGCCGGACGCGGCTTTGACGCCGCGCGGTAATTGAGACGCAGATTGAGTATCTTCACGCTGGGCGTCCATGGCGAAACGGCCCCGCGGCGGAAATGTATAAATCGTCGCCGTCGTACCTGGAAAATCGGTCGTCATTGTTCTGCTCCTTCGAGCGGTGCGCAATTTCCCAAGCGCACGTTAGTCCTGAGTCTCTACCATCCATATAATGCTTTGCTCGCCCTTTGTTCAGCATGCCTCACATAAAATCAGCGCATGACTACAATATGTGCATTCGTCTTTCTGCTCATTCCCCTTGCACCTATTCCAAAAGGGGAATTTGCTGCACCGCCGTTGCGCGGTGTGTCGAGGCATCGATTGGCACACTAAATGCTTGAAAAGAGCCGGCAGTCGGCGGCCGGGTCGCCGTTGGCGCTGAGCACGCATCAGCACGCTCTCACACCTTGCTCATCAGCCTTAAGAGAGATGGTAATGACAAAATATAAACTCGAGTACATATGGCTCGACGGCTACACGCCGGTGCCCAACCTGCGTGGCAAGACGCAGCTCAAGGACTTCGACGCATTTCCGACATTGGAGCAGCTCCCGCTCTGGGGCTTCGACGGAAGCTCGACGATGCAGGCGGAAGGTTCAAGCTCCGACTGCGTTCTCAAACCGGTCGCGGTTTATCCGGATGCCGCGCGCGTCAACGGCGCGCTGGTCATGTGCGAAGTCATGATGCCGGACACCACGACGCCGCATCCGTCGAACAAGCGCGCCACTATTCTCGACGACTCGGGCGCATGGTTCGGCTTCGAACAGGAATACTTCTTCTATAAGGACGGCCGTCCGCTCGGCTTCCCGTCGAGCGGCTATCCCGCACCGCAGGGGCCGTATTATACCGGCGTCGGCTACAAGAACGTCGGCGATATCGCCCGCAAGATGGTCGAGGAGCATCTCGATCTTTGTCTTGCCGCCGGCATCAACCACGAAGGCATCAACGCCGAAGTGGCGAAGGGCCAATGGGAATTCCAGATTTTCGGCAAAGGCTCCAAAAAGGCCGCTGACGAAATGTGGATGGCTCGCTATCTGATGCTGCGCCTGACTGAAAAATACGGCGTCGACATCGAATTCCATTGCAAGCCGCTCGGCGATACCGATTGGAACGGCTCCGGCATGCACGCCAACTTCTCGACCAAGTTCATGCGCGAAGTCGGCGGCAAGGAATACTTCGAAGCGCTGATGAAGGCGTTTGAGACGAACCGCGAGGACCACATCGCGGTTTACGGTCCGGACAACCATATGCGCCTGACCGGCAAGCATGAGACCGCCTCGATCCATCAATTCAGCTACGGCATTGCGGATCGCGGCGCCTCAATCCGCGTGCCGCATAGCTTCGCAAACAACGGCTACAAAGGCTATCTCGAAGATCGCCGGCCGAATTCGCAAGGCGACCCCTACCAGATCGCCTCGCAGATCCTGAAGACTGTTTCCTCCGTTCCGACGGAAGGTAAAGTCAGCGCGGCCGCCTAAGCGATGACGGCATGGAGCGTGAGGGTCCGCGGACCCTCACGCCAGCCGGCGCAAAACCAGCAACACGCAAATTGAATTCGAACCGAAGACGCGAACGCTGTCGCGACGTTTGTCCGAGAATTCCTCGCCTATGGCGACGAACGAGACCGGCCCGATCTTCATTGATCAGTGGAGACCGATGCCGCGGGGGAGGTACTTGGCGTCCCTCCCCCGATTTTTATGGCGCGCACGTCGGCAATATCCGCGCAAAAAAAAGCGCCCCGCCGGCCGAGGCCGAACGGGGCGACGCAATATATGTAATGTGGCAGTACTCGACTTCGCTACAGCGCAAACCTCAGTGAAAATGCGCTAGGACGGCACCGACGGTCCACTTGACCGCGGCCTCCACGATCCAACCAAGAATAACGACCGCGGTCAGTCCGATAGAGGCCCACCCTTGGGGGACGCCGATCAGTGCGTCTGGAATTGAGCCTTCGGTGAAATAGTCGAGCTGCCAGAGCTGACGGCGCAGCGCGATGTTCACCGTCATCAGCACCTGCTGCACCGGCGAATAGCCGTAGACCCGATGGGCGCGGACGTTGCGTGGGCGATAGATGATGTCACGCGCCGAATAATTGACGGCGGGCAAGCCTTTGAGCACTTGCTGAAACGCCGGCGGAAAGATCCATTCCCCCTCCCCTCCCTCCCCCGCAAGCGGGAGAGGATTAGGGTTGCGATACGGCTGCGGCGTGCGGCCCCAATCGTCGATCACGCGCTTGATGGTCGCGCCGTCGAGCTGTTGCAACGCGCAAAGCTGGCCGGAGCGGCTGCGCTGGCAATAGAGCGTCGCGGCGTCGATGACGAACATGTCCTCGAGCAGCGCGCGTAGCCAGGTCTTCCAGCGCGTCACGCCGTCGGGCTTTTGGAAGAACTGCTCGGCCGCAGCGATCCGCGCGCTCATATCCGCATCGATCGCCGCACTTTTCCTTTTGAACTTCGGGTCGCGCGGCCGGATGCGCCAGCGCTGGCGCTCCATCTGGTCCTTGCGCGTCTCGATGACCAGGCGAAGCACGTCATAGGCGTCGGCAAAACCGCGCAACTCGGCAAAGCCGACCGGTTCGTAGCCGCGCGGCCGGGTGACGAGATTATAGCCCGCCGGAAAATCGAAGCGCCGGCCGGCAATATCCGGCGGCGCAATGGGACTCAGCGGATTGAGCGGGCCGAACCAATCGGCGCCAGTGCCGCGCGCGATGCCGCTGCTCCTGGAAGTGTTTTGGCTGGACGTGCCTTGGCCGAAGGCGTTCGCGCCGGCGCCATACGACACCTGGATCTGATAAGGCGACAACGGCCAGTTCGGCTGGCCCGCGCCGCGGATTTGATCGCTCATATCGATCCTGTTGTGTTGGTAGCGGTCGACGGATGACGGAAAAATTGACGGGTCGGAGCGCCGTCGCCGCAAACTGGCGCGCGCTCCGACCCGATGACCCGCGCCGCTTTCGCGCCATGCCGCCGCCCGGAAGGGATGCACGCCGCCGGAGCTAACAACGGCGCGCATGGGGGCATTAACGGCGGTTGCGAGAAGACGAGGCGTGGGTCAGGCCCGCGCAAAGCGGGCCGTGGCATGCCGATCGCGAAAGGCGCTCCGCGTCGGCATGTTTGGAAATCAAGCTAGAAGCGGTTTGCGTTAAATCACGAAATGGCTAAAGCGCCGATCTACGGCATCTCGCGCTGCATATTTTTCACTTCAGAGGCCACATCAGAAATAAGCCGCATCGTCCCCAATAAGGAGGTCGCGCAAACTATTTGGCACCGGGAAACCGTAGCCTCGGCCGGGGGCCGCATAAAACAGATTGCCGGACTCGTGATAGCTGCTTGTGTATATATCCGTTCCAATCATACTAAGCGCGATGGCGAGGGCTTGGATTGAATCGGCACCGCCCGCTTCCATCGCCTTTCGTCCTCGAGGCCAATCAATTTCATACCGGCAAGACCAGCCACTAGGTTTCTGCTGTTGCGGTGAGAAAATACGGACCTCGATCTTGGTGTCGCCGTCGTCCTCACGCAGGGTCAGTGGGCGGGTCGCCATGACCATCGGCATGCCTCAAAAAGAAGATCGATGGGAATAATCAGACGGTGCTACAAATAGCATAACGCGAGATCACTTGGGCGAAACAAGCGCGAAGCTCCACAGGCCAAGAGGCGCAGGGGCCGCAGGCGATTCAATCATTTCGACTCTCAGCGACGAGTTCGAAACCGGCCGCGACCAGCGGAGTAGCGTCCATCTCTTTGACCACGACCGCATGATCGGCGCCGGCCATATAATATGTGCCGGACAGGCCATGCGCCCCGGAAATGTCGGCCGGGGCCCTCAGCCGGACGAAGGCGCCGCTGACCGCCTTGCAAGCATCCACCCCAGGCTGTTGGGGTTCTTGCGTTTTTTGTTTGCGGCTTTCCGCTTGCCGCCGGTAAAACTCGAGGATCGGCGCCGCGTCCTTGAGCATCAATTCGCTGATCGCAAAGACCAGCGCGTCGGCGTGATCCGGGCTGCCCTCGCCGCGGTAGCCGGCCGTGGTGAAGGCGCAGAGCTGATCTTCCAGCGCGGCGAAGCGGCCGACGTGATGCACCAAGCCTTGCTCATAGAGCGCCGAGACCGGCTCCGCACGCAGCACCTTGCCGCGCGAGGCCGAGACCATGCGCACCGGCACATTGGCGTCGGCGGTGCGGATGACGAAGCGCACCATCTCGCCGCCGAAGTTTTCCTCGGCGATGATCCGGTCGGCGTCGAACTCGCGATAGGCCTGCACGGCGGCGCGGCCCCACACGGCCGGCGCGTCGCGCAGCGAGCGGTCGGCGAGCACATAGGCATGGCCGTCGTCGCCCTCGGCGGCGACCACGATGCCGATCTCGTCGCGTTGGTCATCTTCGCTTGAGGCACCGGAAGGATCGACCGCGACCACGACGCGGCGGCGGCGCGCCAGGGCAAGCTCGCTTACGCGCGCCCGCGCGATGACTTCGTAGCTGAACAGCGCGCCGTCGAGGTCGTCGACATAGGCGCCTTCGTAAAAGCGCTTGCGCTGCCGCTCGGGGAGGCGGGCGAGGCTCTTCAGATAGGCCTCGGTCAGGTAGGTGTTGTCGGCCGGATTGAGAAACATCCGGTCGTAATCGTCCGGATCGTCGAGCGGCTGCCGCGACACCGGCTCGCGCTTGTCGCCGAACAGAACGTTGGTCCAGTGGCCCTTATTGGTCGGATTGAGATCGTAATAGGCCGCCTGCGGCAGGTCTTTCCCCGCCAGGTCTTTTACCACCTGGGCGAGCCGCGTCAGCGCGACGAGAACCGACGCGTAAGGAATTTGCGAACATTCGTTGAAAAAGATGGTGGCGTATTCCTTGCCCAGGATCTTTTCGACCCGCTCGGCGTCGTCGAGCCCGGCGAGCCAGATTTCCGAACCGTTCTTGAGCGAAAAATAGCCGTCGGTACGGTGGTGCTTGAGCGCGTAGCCCGGAAAGCCGAGCCGGAACACTTTCGGCAAAGTATCGAGCGCGATCGACGGCCGCACCGCGTTGTAGCGAAACCGCAGGATAGCGTGGCGCGAATTGACGAAATTGACGGCGCGCTCGGCGATTTGGTTGACGATGACCGTGGTCTTGCCGGAGCGTGCGCCGCCGACCAGGAGGATGTGGCGGCGGCCGCTTTGCAGCAACGCCTTGGCTTCCCGCTGCCGGCCGGTGAGAAGCAATTGACTGGGTACGAACGAACGCGACGAGGCGTTCTCGTTTTCCATGCGTGCCCGCTATTTCCAGCCTTGTGACCCCTCTCGGCTAAGGCCGCGCGAAATCCTGGAATCGATCCGGGCGGGCACGGTCAAGAACGGCGCGAAAGCATGGCGAATA